GTGCAAGTTCCTCAGCATAAGGTACGGTTGTACATATACCTTTACATGTATCCTCCACAACCGGAACAACGGGTAATGGAGAGCGCGATGACTGTGTCTCTCGTAATATTTTCCTCAGAAATTGGAAAACTTGCGAGTTCACAGAGCACCGTGCAGTTAAACCATTGATCATGTGACACAGATTTGGCGAATGCCATTTGAGTGAACGCAAAAAGAATGGTGTAACGTCATGACCACTGACATAGTGTTTTCCGCACGATTCCCGGTAATAACCGGTATTGTACGATTTCTCTATGTTAATGGTAAAACCGAGGAAGCGTGTTAGTCTCCGAAAAGCTTCGGACAAGTCTGTTTCTATGGTAACATCGTCACCATAAACATTAAATGTCTTTGAGCCAACGGCATACGCGCACGCAGCAAAAATCAACGTCTCTATAGTAAACGTCGATCCATTCCCCATAGAGGAGAATTTTTCGTAACGTATTACCTGACCGCTAGGAAGTATACCAAATCCGGAACGAATTCGGACGAGGAAATTATACCAACTAGGATCAAAGAGGCCAGCCACAGCATTTTTACATACTGTGTCTGACGCTTGCCGGAAGTCTTCTGTCGATATTTCGCCAGTTTGCGACCCGATAAGTGCTGCATGTTGATTCCTTTCTTGACAAGCGAGATCCTGTCCCTTTCGGGCCAACCTCGCCTTAGCGAAGCAATCAAATGCGAGTTGGAAGGCTGAATTAGCCTCCGGTTCGCAAGCAATTGTTCGCTTAGTCTTGAAGCTCTTGTACACAAACAAGATGCGGTTTCCCTGCACAATACGCCCCTTAAACCCTTTGCTGCTATTAGGCAAGCAAAAGGAATAGAGAGCGTCAGCATATGGCCAACAGTCACCAGTAGTTGAAGCAGATCGCTTCAATCTCCTGTTAGCTGCGCTGTATGCCTTTTTGTTTAGGGCTGTAGCTCCAGAACTTATCCGAATATATCTAGGGAGATCTTTGAAGAATATCTCAAAGGGTCCTAGTACATTTTGGATGTACTCTCTCGCTCGATTAATCTGATCACGTATCTGAACATTCAAACGTTCAGGGTGCGTTCCCAGGTAATAGTCGAGCCGTCGGTTCGATATTTTACAAATGCGCTCAGCTGCCATAAAGGCATCCGTGGCGACTTGTGTTGTATCGAAACCGGCGTCAATAGAACCATTCTTTTTAAAGAAGGCTTCAATTTGAAGGAAGGTACGAATGAGTTCAGGGTCCCTTACTAAGGTTAGGGATATCAATGAGCTACAGGTCGCTAGTTTTATGATAGAACGACTACGTATCCATCCGGATAACGTTGCCGTGTTTTCACTACCTAAAACTAAGGCGTGGTCTTGGACATAACATTGGACTAAACTCCATATGTTAATCAGCTGACGCGTTCCGCGTTTGACTGCCATTAGGATTCTCCTTTAAATGTTAACAATGCATGGGTTAGTAGTTATTTAACCCACGATTGCGCGACCACCATGGCCCCGAACTCTTCAGATGCAACGAGTTCGCGGAACAAGCTGAGTGCTGAC